GACAACTCTTACAATATTCACATTAAGAAAAACAACGAGGTAATGCCATGGAAGAAGTTTAATTCTCACATGGCAATATCTGTTGAATATGATTTGGAGTATTGAAAGGATTATACGACTTTATAGTAGAACCTTTAGGTGAAAAATACAGCAATAAAATAAAAATAGGTGACAATGAGTTAGTTTTAAATACAAAGATTGAAGATTTTAAATTTGTAAATAGATTAGCTAAAGTAGTACACACGCCTAAAGCGTTTAATTCTGGTATTGAAATTGGTGATATAGTTGTTATACACCAAAACGTGTTTAGAGTATTCTATGACATGAAAGGTAATAAAAAGAAAAGTAGATCTTGGTTCAAAGATGATCTATATTTCTGTGCAGTAGATCAAATCTACTTATATAATAAAGGTGGTGATTGGAAAGCTTTTGGAGACAGATGCTTTATTTCACCCATAAAAGATACAGAATCTCTAACGCTAGATAAAGAGAAGAGTCTTGTTGGTATATTAAAATATGACAATAGCTCCTTAAACGCGCTAGGGATTAACTCAGGAGATCTAGTTGGTTATACACCAAACGGGGAATGGGAATTTTTAGTTGACGGAAAGCGATTATACTGTATGAAATCTAATGATATCGTAATTAAATATGAACACCAAGGAAACGAAGTTGAATATAATCCAAGCTGGGCAAGTAGCAGTTGAGGAACTAATTAAAGTTGCTAAAGAAGCTATTGTTGATTCTGATGACGATATATCGGCAGATAGATTAAAAAACGCTGCAGCTACAAAAAAACTAGCTATATTTGATGCTTTTGAAATATTAAATAGAATAGAAGCTGAAGAGAACTTGTTAAATGAAAAACCTGTAGAAGTAAAAGAAGAAAAGTCTTTTAGAGGCTTTGCAGAAGGGAGATCTAAATAATGTACGAGCAGACTTTATATAAAATACTTAAAGATCACGTCAAACCTAAGGTTTTAAAAAGAACTAATAGGTATAAGAAGTGGGAGTACGGTTACAACGAGGAGCACGATATGGTTGTTATAAGTAAAACCGGCGAGATAGGTGAAATTTATGAAATACAAAATCTTGTTATAGCTTTGCCAAAAGAAAATGATGTTGTTACTTTTAAAGACAACAAATGGTCGTATACTGAATACCCAAAAGAATTAAGTAAAATTAAATCCGTATTTGACTGGGAAGAATACCCGTTAGATTTTAAAGAAAAGTGGTATGATTACATTGACAAAGAATTTACAAGGCGTGAAGAAGGCTTTTGGTTTATTAACAAAGACAAGCCTACTTATATTACTGGTACTAACTACATGTACTTGCAGTGGAGCAAAATTGACGTCGGGCAACCAGATTTTAGGGAATCAAACAGATTATTCTACATATTCTGGGAAGCTTGTAAAGCAGACTCACGAAGCTACGGGATGTGCTATCTTAAAAATAGACGATCAGGGTTTTCATTCATGGCATCAGGCGAGACCGTTAACCAGGCAACAATATCTACAGATGCTAGATTTGGTATATTGTCCAAATCTGGACCAGATGCAAAGAAGATGTTTACAGACAAGGTTGTACCAATATCAGTCAACTATCCATTTTTCTTTAAACCAATACAAGACGGTATGGATCGCCCAAAAACCGAACTGGCGTACAGAGTCCCAGCCTCGAAATTCACAAGGCGTAAACTCGACTCAAACGAGAAGCTACAGGAAATCACCGGCCTCGACACAACGATCGACTGGAAAAACACGGGAGACAACTCGTATGACGGTGAGAAACTAAAACTACTAGTACACGATGAAAGTGGAAAGTGGGAAAGACCTACGAATATATTAAACAATTGGAGAGTTACAAGAACTTGTTTAAGACTAGGTTCAAGAATTATAGGTAAGTGTATGATGGGATCAACATCTAACGCTTTAGACAAGGGTGGTGATAACTTTAAAAAACTTTACAATGACTCAGATGTTACACAGAGAAATGCCAATGGACAGACTCGCTCAGGACTCTATTCTTTGTTCATACCTATGGAATGGAACTACGAGGGCTACATTAATTCTTATGGGTTTCCTGTATTCGACACACCAAAGGAAGAAGTAAAAGGACCTTTAGGTGATGTAATAACTCAAGGTGTTATACAATACTGGGAGAATGAAGTAGAAGGATTAAAACAAGATCAAGACGGTTTAAATGAATTTTATAGACAGTTTCCACGCACAACAAAGCATGCGTTTAGAGATGAGTCTAAAGAATCTTTATTTAACTTAGCAAAAATATACGAGCAAATAGATTTTAATGAAGATCTTAAAAACTCGATCAACGTTACTCAAGGAAGCTTTCAATGGCAGAACGGAGAGAAAGATACGAAAGTTGTATTTGTTCCAAATAAAAATGGAAGATTCAGAGTTTCCTGGGTTCCACCTTTAAATCTACAAAATCGTGTGATAATAAAGGGTGGATTGAAATATCCAGGCAACGAACACTGTGGAGCTTTTGGTTGTGATAGTTATGATATATCAGGCACGGTTGACAAAAGAGGATCAAATGGATCTTTACACGGTTTAACTAAGTTCAGTATGGAGGACGTGCCACCAAATCATTTCTTTTTAGAATATATAGCTAGACCACAAACCGCTGAAATATTTTTTGAAGATGTTCTAATGGCTTGCGTGTTTTACGGAATGCCGATACTAGCAGAGAATAACAAACCTAGATTATTATACCATTTTAAAAGAAGAGGTTATAGAGGTTTTTCTATAAATAGACCAGATAAAAGTTACAATAAGCTATCGGTCACAGAAAAAGAATTAGGTGGAATACCAAATTCAAGTGAAGATATAAAGCAAGCACACGCTGCTGCAATTGAAACATACATTGAGTTATTTGTTGGTTTAAAGGAAACTGGATATGGTGATATGTATTTTCAAAGAACATTAGAAGATTGGGCTAAATTTAATATAAACAACAGAACAAAGCACGATGCTTCTATTAGCTCTGGCTTAGCTTTAATGGCTTGCAACAAACATAGGTACGCTCCATCAAGCCCGGTTCAAAGAAAGGTTTACGATTTAGGAATAAAAAGATATGACAACAAAGGATCGATGTCTAAAATAATAAAATAAATGAAGATATACACAAATACCAATAGTGCTTTTCCTAGCCAAGTTGTTAGTGACGAAGAGAAAGCAAGCTGGGATTATGGCTTGCAAGTTTCTAAAGCTATTGAAAACGAGTGGTTTGACCAGGGTAGAACTAGTGGTAATAGATATTTGAGTAATTCAAATAACTTTCATCAGCTAAGACTTTATGCTAGAGGAGAGCAATCTACTCAAAAGTATAAAGATGAATTGTCTATAAACGGCGACTTGTCTTACCTTAATTTAGACTGGAAGCCTGTACCTGTTATATCTAAGTTTGTAGATATAGTTGTTAACGGTATGTCTAATAAAACATATGACATTAAAGCGTTTGCTCAAGACCCTGAGTCTATGCAAAAAAGAACTGGTTATGCCGAGGCTATACTTAGAGATATGTACTCTAAAGAACTAATAGCAAAAGCCAATGCGGTAACAGGGCAAAACTTTATGAACTCCGGCTTACCTCAAAACGAGTTACCGGAAACTCAAGAAGAGCTCGACCTACATATGCAGCTTTCTTACAAGCAGTCTATAGAAATAGCTGAAGAAGAGGCTATATCTAATACACTAGCTCAAAATAAATGGGACTTAACTAGACGTAGATTAAATTATGATCTAACAGTTTTAGGTATTGCAGCGGTAAAAACAAACTTTAACGCATCTAACGGTATAACTGTTGATTACGTTGATCCAGCTTACATGGTATATTCTTACACAGAAGACCCTAATTTTGACGACATTTATTATGTTGGTGAAGTTAAAGCGGTTACAATACCAGAGCTTAAGAAGCAATTTCCAAATATAACAGATGAAGAGTTGCAAAGAATACAGTCTATGCCTGGAAACCGGCAATATATATCAGGCTGGGGTAATTACGATGAAAACACAGTTCAAGTTATGTATTTTGAGTACAAAACTTACATGGACCAGGTTTTTAAGATTAAAATTGGAAACAATGGTTTAGAAAAAGCTATTGAAAAAACAGATGCTTTCAATCCACCGCCTAGCGATAATTTTGAAAGAGTTTCCAGATCTATTGAAGTGTTATACACTGGTGCTAAAATAATTGGAACACAAGAGATGTTGCAGTGGGAAATGTCTGAGAATATGACAAGACCTTTTGCTGATACTACTAAAGTAGAAATGAACTACGCTATAACAGCGCCTAGAATGTACAAAGGTCGTATAGAATCTATCGTAAGTAAAGTAACTGGGTTTGCTGATATGATTCAGTTGACTCATTTGAAATTACAACAGGTTATGTCTAGAATAGTGCCTGATGGTGTTTTCTTAGATATGGATGGTTTAGCTGAGGTGGATCTTGGAAATGGAACTAACTACAATCCAGCGGAAGCATTGAATATGTATTTCCAAACTGGTTCTATTGTAGGTAGATCTCTTACTCAGGATGGCGAACTAAACAGAGGTAAAGTGCCTATTCAAGAGTTAAACTCTTCAAGCGGTCAAGCTAAAATACAAAGCTTAATACAAACGTATCAGTATTATTTACAAATGATACGCGATGTAACCGGGTTAAACGAAGCTAGAGATGGTTCTGCTATGGATAAAAATTCATTAGTAGGACTGCAAAAGATGGCCGCTAACGCGTCTAATGTAGCAACTAGACACATATTACAGTCTAGTCTGTATCTAACCCTTAAAACTTGCGAAAACATATCTCTTAGGCTTTCTGATGTTTTAAACAATCCATTAACAGCTAACGCTCTACAGCAGAGTATATCTTCCTATAATGTAGGTACACTTAAAGAGGTTCAAAACTTAAACCTGCACGACTTTGGTATATTTTTAGAACTAGAGCCTGATGAAGAAGAAAAGCAGCTTTTAGAACAAAATATACAAATAGCACTTCAGTCTGGTGGTATTGATCTTGACGACGCTATAGATATTAGGCAGGTTAAAAACCTAAAGCTAGCAAATCAAATGCTTAAGCAAAAAAGAGCTACTAAAGCTAAGGAAGATCAAGCTAGACAAATGGCTAACATTCAAGCGCAAGCGCAGGCTAACGCTGAGAGCGCTGAAAAAGCAGCTTTATACGAAGTACAAAAACAACAAGCGTTAACTCAAGAAAAAGTCAATATAGAACAAGCTAAGTCTCAATTTGAAATGCAAAGAATGCAGACTGAAGCTCAGATAAAAAAAGAGTTAATGGCTGAAGAGTTTAATTATCAAATACAATTAGCTCAAGCTACTATACAAAGAGACGCTCAAAGAGAAAAAGAAATAGAAGACAGAAAGGACAATAGAACTAGAATACAAGCTACTCAACAGTCTGAATTAATAGATCAAAGAAAAAACGACTTATTACCTAAAAACTTTGAGTCAAGTAATGATAGCCTAGGAGGTTTTGGCTTAGAACAGTTCGCTCCTAGATAAAGAGTAAACACAATTATTTAATTATATTATATTATGTCAGAAGTAAAACAAGAACAACCTGTTAAGCAGGAAGGTGAGTTTAAAATTAAAAAGAAAACTCCAAAAAAATTAACACCACAAAATGATGGACCTATAA